AGCGTTGGTGTATCCTGCACCGCCGTTGGTCACCAGCACAGAGACTGTGCCTGTTTTGAACGTGCTGATGCTGGCAATAGCGGCAGCGTTAGACCCGCCTCCACCTGTAATCGTGATGGTAGGTGGGCTGGTGTAACCTGTTCCTGCGTTTGTAAGCGTGATGCTGTTAACTGTTCCTGTATTCAGAACAGCAGTAGCGGCTGCTGCACCTGATGAGAACGTAACGCTAGGAGCAGACGTATAGCCAGAACCTGCGTTGGTGATGACAACTGCAACAACAATACCGCCCGAAATGGTGGCAGAGGCTTCTGCTTGTATGCCGCCGACAAGGTTAGGTGCGCCGATAGTCACGCCTGGCACAGCGGTGTAACCAGAACCTCCAGAGCTGACGTTGATGCTTGCCAAGCCACCAGAACCTGTGGTGATGGTAGCCACCGCAGTCGCCTGCACACCGCCTGTTTCGTTAGGCGCACCCAAAGTAATGGTGGGTGCTGTTGTGTATCCGCTGCCTGGGTTGGTGATGCCTATCACGCCCACTGAGCCTATAGACACTACATTGTTGCCGTCCCAGTTGTACAAACCTTTGCTGGGGTCACCTATAAGAACACGCTCGTTGTTGTACTGAGCTGTTGTGATACCAGACCCTGAAAACGTGCTAGCGTTGGCTACATTGCCTAGAGTTGAGCTGGTCAGGTTGTAGTATTGCGCTCTGCCATTGCTCTCAAACGCAAGTAAGTAATCACTAACATTGATATTTGCGGAGGTGAGTACAGTGACCGTGTTACCAAAATTTACGGCTGTATTTCCAGAAGTGAGTGCTGACTGACCTGGGACAATCTTGATGTTGCCAAACCCTATGGGCATGGCATTCTCTATCCACGCAAATTCCTCTTCATCAATAGCCGTTCTGTTGGCTTTGGTGTTTAAGCCTTTGAAGTTTTTGATGACAGCATAGGACTTTTTTTGCTCTGCTGCTGCCATGATTAGTACGGTGAAGAGTAAGGGTCAGGAATTCTACGGGTAAACGTGCTGTTTATCGCAGCTTGAATGTGTTTAGCATACTCTTGCTTGAAGATTTCCGCTTCACCATAAGACTGTTCTTTGTATTTGGCTTTGTATGCCGCATAAAACTGCACAGGCGTTGTGTACGGGTCCACAATCTGGTCAGTCACGCTAGGATTGGTAGCAGACAGAGCTGTAGGCAGAATAATCGTGTCTACCTCAATAGCATAGCTCTGGTCTGGGATTGGACCTATGTACAACTGCCCTTGTCCATACGTAGAAAAGCACACAGGCCTGCCTACGTAGTTTTGCCAATAGCGCAACTGAGCATTAAAGTTAGTCCACGGCAAGTAGCGCAGCGGAATACGACTGTTGCCCCAATACAACGTAACGTTGAGAACATCCAACGTATACAAAGCATTAGGCAAAGCGCCCAAACTGATAATTTCACACGGAGAATCGTACTGGAACACCATGCCTGTACTGCCAGATACAGTAAATGTTGTGCTAGGTGGGTAGGCTTGGTTACCGTAGGGGTAGGGAGGGACTGTATCTCCCAGCGTACCGCCTGTAATGACCTGGTAAATGAAGATGCCAGAGAATACAAAGTCTCCAGCAGCCAGTGTTGTACCTGCTGCCCACTGTGTAGCAGCCACACCTGTGCTAGACAGGGGTGTGTACGTCACCTGCAAGGTTCGCAGACAGCCAGTATCCCTGACTGTTCTCTCACGAGCCTCGTTGATGTAATCTGTTAGTTCAGAATCGGACCAGAAAACGCCATTGGCATCGTGCAACAGCCGCTGAACTTGCGTAAGATAAGTCGAGAGGGTTGCCATTTAGCGTCCATAATTAGGCGGCTTTGGAATTGACCTTTCCCCCTGCGGATTTTTCAATCCGCAAGGGTATTACGCCAACCGCCGAGGGTAACGAGCGGTTCTGTTCGGGAGGTTGCTCAGAAATCTTGAACTTTGCAAGCCTCTCTAGTCCTTCTTCAAGTTCACTGTGAAGACGTATGAAGCCCAAATAGGACAAATACTTCTCTTTATTGGGGTCCATGTAACCAAAGATGCGTTTTACAGCCCCTAAAGGAACCTGTACGGTCTTGCCTTTAGGAAACTTGTAATCTGCAAAAGCGAAAGAGGCTTCTAAGTCTTTATCGCTTTCGTTGGTTACCCAGACCTCACTCATAGCGTTACAACGTCACCGTAAACCGTGATTTCAACCGAGTTGTTAGCTGCGGCTGCTGTACCCACGTATACATACAAGGAATTTGAGTAAACATTAGTTGCCGATGCGGTTGACAGTGGCAAATCTTGAAACTTTGTGCTTCCTGTAATGGTCGTAAGAGCGGCTGCGTTGGTCACTGCGTTGGATGTGTTGCCATCTGAGCTGGTCAGAATGGTCACATTTGCAAGAGCAACACTGCCACTAGCTTGACAAACGGTTACACGGCGAACAATGAATGACGTATTGTTACTTTGAGCAAGCGTTGCAACGGCGTTACCAGTTGCTCCCAAAAAAATAGGAGCTTTAGGAGCGCAGACAGCAAAACTGCCAAAGTTGTCAGGGTACAAAGCCCCTACATGATTCGCATTCATGCCGTACCCCTATTATGAGTTGTAAGTACCGCTGGCAGACTGACCGCCATTGGATGCGTACAAGGTAATAGTAGGAGTACCAGCCAACACGTTGGCACGGTAGTTGGTTCCATCACTCCAAATCAAGCCGCTGGTGTTGTTGGCAAGAGCCACAACCCATGTGGGGCTAGAAATGTTGTTGCTGGTGTTCATCTCAATAGTCACGTTAGCGGTAGCCAACACTTGATAGAAGCCAGCAGGAATGGTGGCGGTAGCATTGCCGAGCGACTGAGGCTGGAGGAAAGCACCAGCGGTGTTCGTTGCGGCATTTGCCAGTAGGATTTTATTTGCGCTTAAAGACATGGTGTGTACTCCTTACAGTGAGAGGTAGTTGTAACCAGTCACCTTGGTCATGGCTTTAGGTTTGACGTTGATTAACTCAGCAATCATCAAAACTGCGCCAACATAACCAATCTGCCAGTTGGGAAGTGTGGACTCAAAGCCTGTGAACACAAACGAGCCTTGCTCGTGGATGTACAGAGACAAGTAGTTGGTGTTGATGAAGTACATAGTACCTTCAGGGCAGTATGGGTCTGGGTAGATAGGTACGCCAGCAACCATCAATGCACGGAAAGCAGCTTGAGGACCGTTAGGGTCACCATCAAAGCCAGAGCCAGGGGTGATGACATACTGCTCTTGGCCTACAAAGTCTTGAGCCAACAGAGTCCAAGTACCAAAACCGCACACACCGAAAGAAGGCATTTCAGCGCCGTTCTTCACTGTGCCAGAGATGTACTGCAATACGTTCTGGCGTGTGGGATTCACAGAGCCAGCGGCGTATTGTTTGGACTGCCACCAAGTGTAGGTAGAGCGGTCAATGTTGCCGTAAGTGCCAGAAGAGGCAATCGCAGCAGGCAGACCAATAAACTGTTGAGTGTTGGTGGTGTTGTTGTACAAGGCTGTAGCCATTGCGTCCATCATCACGTTGGTCGCATCGTTCATGCGAGCTTCGATCAGAGGAATAATTGCTGCGTCCTGCTGTACTGCACCCTCCATGCCCAGGAAAGGCACAGGAGAAATCATCAATTTCAGGTCGTATTCAGCGTTGTATGCGCCTTGCTGGACTGAAGGCTGGGCAAAAGAGCCAGAGTAGTCAGACCACTGTGCGTTCACAAACTGAGCGCCCTGCACGGGTACGGTTACAGAAGAGACACCACCAGAAGCCTGCTGACTGTTAGCAATCAGTGCAGCCATCAAGGGTGTCGAGTTATAAAGCTGGACAACCAGCTTGGGAATAAAAGCCCTACGAGTAACGTAGGTCAACTCTGTAAATTGAGATGACCCTGTTGCTGGTAGGATGCCGCCGCCAATAGCCATAAGGCCTCCTATTTACAGATTAAAAAACAATACCCTCTTACAACCCAATAGGCCTGACGGGTTTCCGCAGGTCATTGAGAGCCTTTACCGCTTCGTTTCTAGCTGCTGCTGCGGGATTCTTCCAGTAACTGTTCAGGTCAAATTGTTTGACGGCTGAAGGGTTGTAACCAGAAGAAGTCGGCACAGCCGCCTGCTTCATCCAAGCGTGATATTCCGCTGCTGTCTCGTGATTGTTGATGCCACGTTCCAGCATAATTTTTTCCACTTCAGCAATCTCGTCTTCAGAAGAAATCTTGCCCTTCTTCAAAAGGTTTTGCCTACGCTTGTTGAGTTCCTCAATAGCGTCCCGCTCCCGTAGCTTGGCTTCTAGTTGCTGCACACGCTCTTCAGACCTGCTGACAGCTTTGTGTGTGTAGTCTTCCATATCCAACTCTGGAATAGGCAGGTCGGGCTTGACCCTTTTGGTCATCCGCAAAAATTCTTTGCGAGTGTTTGGATTTTCAGCAAGTGTTTGAGCCAGCGCAGCTAACTCGTCACGAGCTTCTAAGGACAGATTTTCTAAAGACATGATTACCCTCTAGTCTTGATTAAATAACTTTTTTGCCGTCACCAGGCTTCTGGACAGCCATGCCAGTTTTGCCAACCTTGTTAGGGGCTGACAAACCGCCAAGCTGAGAAAAGCGAGGTGTGTTGGTTACAACACCGTGCTGCTGATTGTTATCAGTAGGACGGCGAGGGGCTGCTGCGCCACGGGGTTTGAACAAATCCATGATGTTTCCTTACATTGGGGATGGTGAAGGTGCGCCACCTTGCGGAGGCATACCAGGAATCGGCGCTTGTGCCATCGCTCTTCCTTCAGGCGTTGCGCCACCTGCCTGTGGAAGCGTCTGTAGCAACTGAAGTATCTCAGATTGCTGCAATTCGTTGGTTTTGTTCTTTCTTGGACCCATCAAACCTGTGAGCTGACGAATAGCAGCCAGTGCTTTCTGTCCTTCTACAGATTCAGAGCCAAGAGCAGGCAAAGATTGCTCTAGCAAATCCATTGCCATGCCAATGTTAATCATGGCAGCTTCTTTTGTGCCCATTTTGGGTTCGGGAGTGGACATAGGAGAAGCCATTGGAGGAGCTTCTGCCTCTGACATACCGCCTGTGTCTGCCATGCCAGGCATATTGACAGAAGATGGAGAGCCGCCACCCGCACTGCGAGAGCCTTTCATCAATTCCATCAACTTATCGGCAGGTACACTCATAACCACTCCTTTTCGGCGTTTGTAAACACTTACAAACATCTTGTCAATAGGTGGGGTGAGTTTGTGTCAGCACCCCATGACAAACCCTTACGGATTACTTGCGGCTTTTACGGCCTTTGCGAGCTTTACGCATGGTCTTCTCCAGGTTAGAGGCGGCGACCTTTTGGTGAGGGGAAGGAAGCCACACCCCTTTTCCCTGTCGGGGGAAACCTATTAACGGCGAGTCTTGCGACTACGCTTCATTTTGCGTCCGTACATAGCAGCTCCTTAGTAAATTTAACGGCGGTTGTAGTCACGCTGACTACGCCCAGAAGTGTTTTTAATCCCTGTCTGACGGTAAGTCAAGCTAGGCATTTGTTCACCACGCTTGAGTGAGCTAGTGGTTACTTTCGGTTGGTCTGCACGGGGCTGTACTTGCTGATTTGCCATTACTCTTCTCCTTCAGGTTCAGATTTCTGCTGCTGTTGCTGGGCTTGCGCCTGCTGTTGTTGCTGTTGCTTCTCTTCCATCTTCTTCAGACGGTCTTTCAGCAACTGCTTCATAGGTGGGTCCAGCATATCCAACAAAGATTCCTTGTCAATGACACCTGCCTTGAACAAATTGAAAGCAAGTGTACGCTGGTCTTCTGTAAAGATGGGCGAATTGGAGTGAGCGTCCACTTTCACCACAAAATCACCTGTAAATTGCTCGGCAATGAACGGCACACCGTTGATGTCTCTAAAATGCGTGTTGTTGTATGCCTGCATGCACTTCAAGTACAAAGTAGCGAGCTTTTCTAGGCTGTCTTCAATGATTAACGCCCGTTTTTTGGCTCGGCTTGACCCTAAACGTGCAAGTTGGCTGGCGTGACCGCTGGAGCGCACCCCTTGCTCACCCCTGCCTTGCAACACGCTGACAATTCCTGACGCTTCTTCAAACATCAGGTCGATTTCACCTATCTCACGGAACAAATCTGGTGGGATTTGCGGAGCCAGCTTCTCCACTTTTGCGCTTGGCATGTCGGTTGCCAGCAATCCACCCGCCCTGTTAAGGGCAAAGTTCTTTTCGTCCATGATGCCTGTAAAGCCAATCAAGGCTGTAGGCGGGGAAACTTGCTTACTCAGCAAGTCTAAAATTTCTGCCATCCGCTTGTTGCGTAGCTGTTGCAGGAAAATCAGGCGCTGCACCTCTGACATACCCCAGAAGTAGTCGTACAGAGGGTTTGGACAAACCTGCACAAACGGACATTCCCCTTTGAGGAACACGGTTTCGCCTGGTCGGTCATAGATGATGACATCTGGGTCTGCTTTGGTAACGACTTGATAGTCATTGGTTTCGTCATTCCACACCCACAACTCGGTCATTTCTACCGTGTCTTCTGACACTATGGCTTTGTAGCGGTTCAATCCAGCAAGGTCGAGGTTCACGTTACCGTACATCGTGGGATTGGATTGGCTCAAAATGATGCGCTCAATCCCGTTGGCTACCTCTGTGCGTTCGTGCTGAGTGCTTGATACCCGTTTGACAATGGATTCACGGTTAGGATGGCTGTACAAACGGTTGTACAACTCTGACTTTGTGATGTAGTACGTCTGTACAAACGCTTCTTGGCGGTCTAAAAAAGGCGTGTCTTCCCTCAACACCCCAATAGTGGACGGCTCCACCATGTAGGGGTGAATGCCTTTGTTAATCACGAGCTTGACAAACGTGGTGTTGAAGCACAGCGACCATGTGACGGCTGTGGAAAACACTTGGTCAGCATTGCTGCTCAACCATTCGTCATTGAGCGCACGGGTGAGTGCAGGAATCTTGTTGTGTTCTTCTTGAGGAACGGCTGCACCCAAGTCAATGCTGAACCTTGTGGTTTCTGCTGAGTAGAGAAACGAGGTCAGTTGGTCGATGTGGGGAAAAATCTTGTTGTACAAAGCTGGCGAATCGTCTGGACCATTGCCAAACAAGTACCAGCTTCGCAGAGAAGCGTAATCAGGATTGCGGTCCTCCCGTGACACCAGACACTTCTGAATCAAATCCAGATAAAAATACTCACGGTCTAGTGGCTCGGTAGGAATTCTCATTTGCTTACCTGTAAATTCTCATGGTCGTTTACATAACTTGCGGGTCTAGGACCTGTCAAGTTCCCCGTGTCTCTGGGCGAAATGCCAACAGATTCTCCATTAACCGATTTGAATTGTCCACCCATCACGGATTTCATGCTGATATTACCGCCACCGCCCCAGATGGCAGCGTCACCAGGTCGTGGACCCTTATCCTGTGGCTGTTCATTGTTGCGGGTAATGTAACCTGTCTGATGCTCTCCCTCTTTGGTGGACTTGATGTCCGTCATCCCAAAGTCTAGGGCGAGGTTTTGAATAGTTTTATCAGCTTTTTTGGTTTTATCAGAACGTGTGCCCACTGGCTTGAGATGCACCACGCTGATTTCAGATTTGCAGTGCTTCATAGGGCATTGGGGTTCCCAAGCCTCAAAAATGCCGTGTGAATCGCAGTAATAGTCTCTCAGTATGCCCATAGTTACCCTCTAAGTGCTTCGTTAAGGTCAAGTTCACTGTAATCATGGCGGTTGACCATTCCCACCTTGATTTTGATGCCATCAGCAGTCAAATTCAGCCTAGTGCTTGGCATGAGCGGCGGTATTGCCTGCCTACGGTAGTCCACAAACTTCTTGTGTCCATCCCGCATGACCCGCACCTTGCCCTCTCGCCACTCTGTAAACGCCTTGTTAACCCGTAACTGCATGTATTCAGATAGCGGCTCTGTCTCTGTGATGAAGATAGTCCACATCTTGTCAGGCGTTAAACCGCAGAGTTGGGCAAACAAAGC